CATGGTTGTAGTTGATGAAGATAATCTATTCCATTCACAGTATAGATCTCCAATGTATCAAACAAATATCAAAACTGATAATGCGTATGATGGCGTTAAAGATCAATACATGTCTGATGAGGGAATAGGTATTACTAACATTAACTCACATTCGTTAATTAAAATCACAGCGTAAGGAGGCTAAAAAATGGCTAGACCTTATATTGGTGGAACAAATGGTGGCGTAGTAAACTGCGATGCTGCAACAACTTTGCAAAAATCTGATTCTGGTAAAACATTTTATATTACAGATACAGGTTCTGCTGGCTATACTATAACATTACCAACTCCTGCTAATGCAGGTATAGGTTGGAATGCTAAATTTGTAGTCAATTGTGCAGCTGGCTCTACACTGTCTAACAGTGGTGGTGAAGATGTTATATTAAATGATGGACAAACAGATGTTATGGTTGTTCATTATATTGATATAGCAGATTCTAGTACGGCTAGTGTAGTTCATGACGATGCAGCTGATACTGTAGGATTTGATAATACTGCTACGAAGGGCGATTTTATCGAACTTCATACAGATGGTACGATCTGGTTTGCTTATGGTATTAGTGGTGCAGATGGTGGAATACTAGTAGCTACTTAATATTAGTTTAACGGAACTAGGAGCAAGTCGTATAAAGGGCTTGCTCCAAATCCGTAACAAAGGAAACTATGACTTTTAAAACAAAAATTGGATATTATATAAGTACAACAGACGGATACACTGACGCAGAAGCACAGCAGTATATTGTTGATGGTTGTTATGATGTATATAGAAAGTTTAAATCACTTGAAGGATCAGATACTGCTCAAAAGTTTGGAATATGGTCAGATCCATCTATAACAAATGGAAATGCTATAGATATAGACGAAGTGCATGAAATTATATATGTACAAAGGAATGGAATTCCTGCTATACAAGTTAGTCCTGAAAATATAAATAAATATACAAATGTTAATTCAATGCATTATGCATCAGGTAATGATCCTGTATATTATTTTCAAGAGCAATATATGACAGTTAAGCCAGCACCTGATGGATCTAATCCTTTATATTATATATATCTTCCAACATATGCAGTAACAGCTTATGATGGTACTTCATCAATAGATAAGTTTCCTCGTGAATATTATGATCACGTATTAAAATATGCAGCTTTTAAAATAGCTGAAGCATTAGCTCATAGTTATTTAGAGAATGATGAAGATGCAGAATTAACTCAATTAATGACTGCTAGGGCTCAAAATTTAAAGAATGAATATAATGAAATGTTTGCAACGGGAGGAATGGAGAAATAATGACTTTAGAGCAAATGATAGAAATAATTAAAGAACAACATCCAGAGGTATCAGATCAAAGGATAATACAGTTGTTAAATAGGGCAAACAGAGAATTTAGTATACAATCAAGAATATCTAATAGTTCTTATGTAGTATCTGGTGGTACAGTTAAAGATAAAACTTACTATACATTACCAAGTGCTATACATGCTATTGAAGAAGTATACATAGAAAAAGAAAGAGCTCAGAGATTGAGCGGTAAACCAAAGAAAGAAGATGAGGACTTAACATAATGGCTAAAGATAGATTCGGATATGGTACAGAAGAAAAAGTTAATTGGAATAACTTAGGTCGTGATCAAAAAATAGATGTTGAATATCAACTAGGTCAATTAATGCTTCAAACTTTAACACCTAAAATTGCAAATAGTCTTGATAATACAGACCAGCCTTATATAATGGCTAAAGACTTATTAAAATATAAAAATGGGAATATTGAAGAATCAGTTAAAACTATTAAAGAAATTAACAGTCAGTTTATGAATAATGCACAAGGTAATGAAGCAGTTGGTGATTATTGGGATTATTATACAAATCAATTACCTGATATATATTTGAAAGGAAGATAATGGCGAAAGATAGATTCGGATATGGGACTAATCAAAATAGAATTAAAGGCGATATAATGGCTTTTATGATGAGAGAAGAAGGTACTAAATTAGTAGAACAAGCTCTTGCTGAGTACGATCAGCCAACAGCTAGACTAGTGATTTCTCATTTTATGAATACGGGTGAGTATATAGGTAAAGAAAGTATGACTCCAGAAGTTCATCAGAAATTAAAACAAAATACAAGAGATATTACAGGCCAACATCAATGGATAGATGAAATGGCATTTAAGAAATATTAGGAGAAATAATGGGAATATTGCATTCAAGTGGATATGTATGGTGGATAGAACGTGGTAAACTAGCAATAGGTACTACTTCTGATTATGGGAATACAGTATCAGCACCATCAACAGCAGGTCATGTTATTAGAGTATATGGTAAAGAGATTGCTACTGTAGACAATGGTAGCGGTACAGAGTTAACAGAATTCAGTACTGGTACATCAATTGATTTAGATCAATTTTCTAATTTACCAGAGCAATTTCATGATGCCTTAATAGCTAAAGTAATGGAATATTTATATAGAAAAGATTTAGAAGGTTTACCAATAGCTGATTATTGGAGTAAAGTTTATATGACTCATTTAATAGAAGCTAAGAAATATGCTAATTCTAGAAGATTGGATTCAGGTTTTAATATAGCACAAAATGATATGTAGGGGATTGAATGACTACTTGGAATAGAGATGATTCAGATTTATCTACCTCAACAGGACTCGCATCGACTACCGTTGGAAATATACGTATTACTGGAAGTACAGTAGGACATATCAGTGATACAAACGTACTTACCTTTGCAGAAAATACATTAGATGTAAGAGGATCTATTAATATTAAGAATGAAGCAGGAGATACAACATATCTTACTTTATCTAGCTCAGGAATATCTGGAACACTATCTACAGCAGCACAAACTAATATAACTTCACTTGGAACATTAACAAGCCTTACAGTTGACAATATTATAGTAAATGGAACAACTATAGGGCATACAAGTGATACAGATTTATTATCTTTAGCAAGTGGAGCTTTAACTGTTAATGGTACAATAACATCAACAGGTAATATTACAGGAACATTAGCAACAGCTTCACAGCCAAATATAACTACAGTTGGAACTATAGGGACTGGAACTTGGCAAGGAACAGCTATAGCAAATGCATATGTAGCAAATCTTCCTACTAGTAAAACAACTTCAGGTACATTTGATGATGCTAGAATTTCTCAATCAAGTGTTACTCAACATCAAGCATCATTATCAATAGCAACTACTCAATTAACAGGCAATATGCCAGATGCTAGAATTCCTTCTACAAATGTAACGCAGCATCAAGCATCTATTACAGCTCTTGGTACATTGACTTCTTTAAATGTAACTGGGGCAGTTAATGTAGGTGTAGATGGTACTGGTCATGATGTTAAATTTTTTGGAGATACAAATGGAAGATATATGCTTTGGGATGAATCTGATGATAAATTAATTCTTCATGGAGAAACACATTTCTATCAAAATGTTGAATTATCATCTTCTGATCTTAAGGCAAACGGAAGTGCTACAAATATATATATGCTTTATGATACATCTGCTAATCGTTTAGAAGTAACTAATACTTCATCAAGTTCTAATATATATTTACAAACAATTAGCAATGTAGGGGCAAATGCTCCTAATTTAGATTTTTATAAAAAAAGTGAATCATCAACAGCAAACGATGTAATAGGTATTTTAGATTTTAGAGGAAGAAACGATGCAAATGATGCAGACGTAAGATATGGTAAAATAGAAGTTGAAGTAATTGATAGTTCAAAAGGAGCAGAAGAAGGTAGAGTAAAATTAGGTGTTACAGCAAATGGATCTTTGGTACAAGAAGGTATAGTGCTTAAAGGTACAGGAAGTGGGCTTATAGATGTAGATATAGCGAATGGATCTGCTTCAACAACTACTGTAGCAGGTAATTTAACTACTACAGGAGATTTGACTATTACAGGAGGTAATATAACAAATGCTATTACTTTTGATTCAGGTATAACAGATGCAGGAACTATATCAGCAGGTACATGGAGTGGTACAGCTCTTGTAGCAGCTAAAGTACCAGCACATGATGATTTAACAGGTTTTGTTTCTAATGAACACATTGATTGGACGGGTGCTAGTGCAGGAACTATACATGCTACTAATTACACTAATACTACTTATACAGGTGGAACAAATTTAACTTTAGATGGAACTACATTTAATGTAGATGATGCATTCCTTAAAAATAATGTAGATGATACAATGATAGGAACATTAACTATAGATAGAAATTCTACTGTAACTAGTACACATACTTCTACAGCAGCTATTTTAGATGTAGACGGTACAGGTGTTTTAACTAGTGGACAAACAGGTACATATGTTGGATTAGATATAAGTGTAGTTTCAAGTGGACCTACTAATGGAGCTTATTCGACTACTAAAAATGCAGGAATTGTTATAAATTCAACAAGTAATACAAGTGGTGTACAAGGTCATAATACAGGTATAGATATAGAATTACTAGGAGGAGATAATCAGTATACTACAGGTATGTTAATAAATACAACAGATGGAGCAACTGATTTAAAAATAGTTAGTTCAGCAGATACAGGTGATTACTTTAGTATAGCTACTACTACACATGGAGCTACTACGATAGCAACTGTAGACGATGATGCAACAGCAGGTCATTTAACATTAGCACCTGACGGAGATATAAATTTAACTCCATCTTCTAAAGAAATTAAATTATACGATCCAGCTAATACTGATGATTATACTAAAATCACAATAGGGAGCCACGGTGGTATTATCGTTACTACTGTAGATGATGCTGGAGCACAAGCAGATATAATCCTTGATCCAGATGGAGATGTTTTCTTATCAGGAGCTTCTTTAGTTGTTCCGTCAACTGAAAGAATATATTTAGATGGATCAGATGCAGGAGATACTTATATAACTGAACACTCAGCAGATATTATGAGAGCAATTGTAGGTGGTGATATTTTGCTTCAGATGGCAGAATATGGTGACGATGGAAATAGTTTAAACTTTGGAGGAGCTGCAGGTTTTGCTTTATTATCTGAGACATTTAGTGATGATTCTATATTAAGTACAGGGGGGACGCATGATACTCATGTAGATTTTAGATTTGGAAATAAAATAAGCCTAGCTTTAACTAATGATATAACTAATTTAAATCTTATATTCCCTAATGTTACAGGTAATTTTACTTTATTACTAACTTATGATGGTGACCATGATATTACTAATTGGAAAGTATATGAATATGATGAAAGTGCAGCAGCTGGAGATGCCGATGTTTTATGGGCGGGAGGTACTGCTATGGCGACAACTTCAAGCGGAATAGATATTGTATCATTTTTTTGGGATGCAACAAATCAAAAGTGTTATGCATCAGGTGCAACAGGGTTTGCTAATTAATGAGTTTTAAAGACGAAACATTAGAGTTTTTTGATAGTAAAATAATTAATACAGAAGGAGCTGAAATTATGATGGATTGGGAAGCTCCTATAATGGAAAAGTCAGCAGAATTTGTATGTCATAATAAAGGTGATGTACTAGAAATAGGATTTGGTATGGGAATTTGTGCAGATTATATACAAGCACAGGGTGTTAATTCTCATACGATAGTCGAAATACACCCACAGATTATTGAAAAGTTAAAAATATGGGCAGATGATAAATCTAATGTTACTATTATTGAAGGTGATTGGTATACTGTAAATAGTTTATCTACTTATGATGGAATATTTATTGATACATATGGAGATGATAATTGGAATAATGTAAAATCATTTGTGTTAAATAAAAGTAAAAATGGTGCTAAAATTACATACTGGAATAATTTTGATTCAGAAAATAATGAACATTCATTTGATTCTATATTATTTGAATCTATATCAATATCTCCTGATTCTAATAGTTATATGAATGGAAATACTTATTATATGCCAAAGGTAGAATTATAATGCCTACAATTTATGCACATGCAAATGATGGTTATATAACAAGATTTAATCAATCAAGTTGGGTTAATGCAAGAACAGGAACATCAGGTACAAGTGGTTCAAGTGTTTCAACTTGGCAAGCTTATGCAGTTTCTGCATCTAGAACTTCTGCAAGAGGAGGTGGATATGCTTTTAGTGTTTATAGATCTTTTTTCTTTTTTGATACATCAGGAATATCAACAGATGTATCTAATGCAACTTTAAAAATTAGAGGGGCTAGTCAAACAGGAGGAGATTTAATTGCAGTAAAGTCAAATTCAGATATAGAAACTTTAACAACAGCAGATTTTTCTCCTATAGAAGGATGGAGCACAGGCATAGGAGCAACAGATGGTAGTGGTGCAGGAGATAATGAAAGTAATGTTACTAAATATTCAGCTGAAATATCTACTTGGGACGCAACTGATTATAATGATATAACTTTAAATGCACAAGCATTAGCTGATATGAGAGATGATGATAAAGTTTATATTTGTTTACTTAATTATGATTATGACTTAAAAGATATAGCTCCAACAGGTTACACTTCGCATAGAAATGGGCTTTATTTTGCTAACTATACAGATACAAGTCGTGATCCATATATTGATTATACGTTAGCACCAACAGCAGTATCAACTGATGCTATATTTTTTGGAACAAATTTTTAATAATAAACAGGAGAAAGCATGAAACTTGAAGAAAAACTAGAAAGTTTAAAAAAACAATTAAAGCAAACTGAAACGCTTTATATTAAACTCGAAGGTGCTATAGAAATTATTAGCTCTTTAATTGAAGAAAAAAGTAGTAAAAAGAAAGGGAAAAAATGATACCAGCATTTTTAGTTAAAACAGTAATTAATCAAGTTATGAAGGCTATAAAAAAAGCAGATGATAAAGTTATAGCTGGAGATCATGAAAGAAGAATTAGAAAGTTAGAGAAGAATTGCAAATGCGGTAAAGTTGCAAAGAATAAAAAGAAAAAAACTAAGGAGAGATTCTAATGATGACATTTATAGCAAGTAATTGGGAATGGGTTTTATTAGGCTTATATGTAGTAGAGAAAGCTATAAAGCTTAGCCCAAGTAAAAAAGATGATGTTATTTTTGATATGATACTTAAACCTGTAATAGATAAAATGAAAGGTAAATAATTATGCCATACGGAAAAGGTACATACGGTAAAAAAAGAGGAAGACCTAAAAAGAAAGTAGTTAAAAAGAAAGTTAAAAAAGGTAAAAAATAATGCCAAAGTTCGGTAAAAAAAGTAAAGAAAACTTAGCTACTTGTCACGAAGATCTCCAGAAAGTTTTTAATGAAGTAATTAAAAAAGTAGATTGTAGTGTTCTGGAAGGACATAGAAGTGAAGAAAGACAAAATAAACTATACAAAGAAGGAAAAACTAAAGTTCGTTACCCTAAAGGTAGGCATAATGCTAGCCCTAGCA